GGCTCTTGTTTCGGGACATAAACGTTCTAAAAGAACTTCATAAGTGACCAATGTAAACTTCGCTCCCTCATAATTCGAGCGTAAAATCTCTTCCATGCTATCACGAAAGTGATTAAACTTCTTCTCTGTTACCCAAAGGAAAACTTCCTGTAAATTGCTATTAACGCAAGATACCATTTGATCACACTCACTCACTGATTTAGATGGCAACCTCCACTGAAGGGACTTATATATAGACTCTAAGTCCAAGCACGACGTTTTGAAACCGAGGTCAGGATGTTCTCGAAAAGTCCTCTTAAGGAAAGATATGTCACTGGTAGGTATAAATTTATCCGTAACACTGTTCTTCGCAGCTGTCGTAAATTCTAAACCCAATAGTGCCATTTCATCAGAAAATAGGACCATATTATACTCATCAATGATCTCTTCTTTAACGGATGCCGCAATGTCATCTCCGTAAGTCCTTGGAAGCACATAATCAAAGAATTTTCCTTCTCGAGTCGTAATTTTCTCCCATACATATACCATCAGCACTAGAACTTTCAAGGAATTATCTTCAGCAGTTGCATACTTACCCGAGGGCTGCATGCCCATAACTACTAAAAGATCTCCCCAGAAATTAATATTGCAACGAATTCCATCAGTGAGAATACCAGATACAATCTTAAGGTCCTTCTTACTATATCCAGATACACTCAAAACACGACAAATAATTTCGGCAGCTGCTACAGAGACATCAATAGGCATTCGTACATCAAAGCCACCAAAATCACCTTCAAAACCTAGTTCTGAAAATTCTTCGAGCTCGCTAATAAAAGCATGCCCTGAAGAAACTATGTCAATGCCTACACACGTGTAAAAGTCATCACTGTATTCTACCATGAGAGCATAAAAAGGCATTAAATACATTCTCATAACCAGGTAATAATCAAAAGGAATAGCATAAAAAACTCGAACTGCACCTTTGTCATTCTTATGCGCTAGACGAGGTTCATCCTTCAGACAAGCATTAAAGATAGGTGATGCACAAACTCCTGATTCATAAGTAGATATAATGTCTCGCACCGATGACACTAATTCCTTAGTTGGTTCATCATGAACCAAGTTATCTTCCTCAGTCCTCACGAGATATTTACTTTTACTGCCTGGAAATCCAAAGCCGCCAGCCTTGGTTGTATCAATACGCCTGTAGTATGGTCTACTTATATCACCGTTAATGGCAACGTCAAGAGAAACTGGGGTAAGCTGTAAAGAGATGTCTTTTGCTTCAAGGTTGTCAAGAAACTTCGCAACAATACAATCAATAACGCGATCCATGGTGTTAGGTTCTACTGAAATTTTAGTAGTTGCCAACTTTCGGTATCCGACATTTAAAGGACTAACATACTCTTTGTTCACCCAACGTGGTTTCATGGTAGGCTTAACATAATTGGCATCAACTATCACACCAAAAGTGTCATAAAACAAGTCTGGCAACTCTGGTGCCAGAATAGTACGCTCGAGTTTTGAACCCATGTTCAAACTTGGTGAAGAAACTTTACCTAGATAACGGATGCTGCCCATATCTTCATGCCGTACTACAGATTTACTATGTGGTTCTCCCCCATAAAGGGCGATACTCTCAGATACCATATTAAAAGACCCTCTCAGAGTGCGCATAGCACTTTTCAACTGAGTTTGGGATAACATTATACCCGCAGCGGCGGCTGACTTAGGGTTACCAGCAGAGTGAATTGCAAGAATACAAGAGTTTCCTACATTCCCTAGAAGCGGTAAACCACAATCACCCTTCTGGTGACCTGGGAAATTATAGAGGTAAACATTGTCATAGTCAATACGACCTTTTGGGTCATCAAAGGATGCATGGGGAATAAATCGCGCCATGGTAACAACATTACCTATCAAACACTTGACATTCTCATGACCTACAAGATTCTGTGGGAAATACTTCAATATATCCGTAAAACAAAAATTTACTTTAAC